CTTCGGACCGGGGGCGGAACTCTTTCCGACGGCGGGAAAACCGCGGGAGGGGGTTCGGAGAGACCGCCAGGCGCGCACACGCGCGAAAATCTCGAATCGCGCGGAGCGGGCGCAAACGACGCGGGCGCGCAAAGACGCAAACCATCTGAGGCTCTGCCGGGCGCAGACAGCCGGCGGCATTGGGAACACCGCCGTGCCCGGAGTCATTCATCCTCCTTTTTTGACTGGGCGCAGCGTTTATGCGCTGCGTCTGGCAGAGTCTCAGAGAAAGGAAGTTATCCACATGGCGCGAGAGGACATGATCCGGCAGGACATGCAGCTTGTCGGCACGTACAACGCAATATTTGAGCCGACGATCAAGCAGCTTGCCAAGACGGAGCGCGAGCTCTCCCGTGCCGAGAAAGAGTGGAAGAAGCAGGGCGGGCAGCGCATCTGCACGATGGTCAACAAGACCGGCGCGGAGTACACGGCGAAAAGCCCGTACTGGACGGCGGTCGAGGATCTTCGCGCGACGGTGCAGGCGCTCAGAAACCAGTTGGGACTCACGCCGACGGGGCTTAACAAGGCACGCGCAAAGACCGTGCCGGTCGCCGGAAGCAGCAAGCTCGAGCAGCTGCTCTCTGAGGCGAAAAGCCACGCCGAACAACACGGCGCGCAGTATGCCCGCGAGGTCGACCGCTTTGTCGAGCAGGTCCTCTCTGGAGAAGCCGGGCTTTGCGAGGACGCGGTGCTTGCCTGCAAGCGGTATGTGTCAGACTTGGACACCGGCAAGTGGGAATTTCGCGCAGAGCCTGCCAACGAAATTATCGCCATCATCGAAACGATGATCTGCCACCAGCAAGGCGAGTTCCTGGACGCGACGCCGTTGCGCGGCACGCCGTTCCTGCTCCTGCCGTACCACAAGTTCATTGTCTACAACATCATGGGATTTTATATCCCCGGCACGAAGATCCGGCGCTTCAAGGAAGCCGTGGACTTCATCCCGCGAAAAAACGTCAAGACGACGTTCGCGGCCGCCCTGGCCTTTGCTTTGGCACTCTACGAGAGGGCGTCCGGCTCAAAGGTGTACGAGGTCGGTGGCGCGCTCAAGCAGGCGCTCGAAGGCTTTGACTTCCTCAAGTACAACTGCACGCGCTTGGGCGTGACCGTCAAGGATGAGCCAGAGACGGGCCTGCGGATCATCGACAACAACATGGAGCGGTCGATCTGCGGCGATGTCGGCGACGGCATGATCTCCATCAACGCCCTGGCAGCCAACCCCGACAAGCAGGACTCCTTCAACTGCAACATCGTCATCGCGGACGAAGCGCACACCTACAAAAGCCCGCAGCAGTATCAGATTTTGAAAGACGCGACGAAGGCTTACACAAACAAGCTCGTAATCATCATCTCGTCGAACGGCCCGAACGCGCGGGGGTTTCTCCTCGGGCATCTGGAGCTTTGCCGGAAGATCCTCCGCGGCACCGTGACCGGCGACTACGCGGACACGATCTTCTGCTTTCTGTGCTCCGCGCCGACGAAGGAAAACGGCGACGTGGATTTGCTCGACCCAGCAGTCCTCAAGGCGGCAAGCCCCGGCTGGGGCTACTCCATCCGCCCGCAGGACATGATCAACGACGCAGCCATCGCCGCCGAAAACCCGATGCTCCGGCCGGAATTTCTCAACAAGTCGCTCAACGTCACGACGAACGCCGTCAAGGCATGGTTCGACATTCAGGAGTTCCGGCGCTCTGACGAAAAGTACAGCTGGACGCTTCCGGAGCTCGCGAAGCTCCCCATCCGCTGGTACGGCGGCGCGGATCTTTCCAAGATGCACGACCTCACCGCCTGCTGCCTCTTTGGCCACTACAAGGGCGTGGACATCATCATCCCGCATTGCTGGTTCCCGCGCCCGGCGGCTATCGTCAAGGCGACGCAGGACCAGATTCCGCTGTTCGGCTGGATGGAAGACGGATGGCTCGACATGACAAACGACAAGGTGACAAACCACTCGGACGTTGTGCGCTGGTTCAAAAAGCGGCGCGCCGAGGGTTTCAAAATTCGCCGCGTCGGGCATGACCCCAAGTTCTGCCGCGAGTACTTTGTGGAGATGCAGAAGGAGCGCTTCCCCATCAAGGCGCAAATTCAGCGCTTTACGCTCAAGTCCGAGGGCTTCCGGTACCTGGAAAAGAGCGCGAAGCAGGGCACGCTCTATTACCTGCACGCCGAGCCCTATGAGTACTGCGTGCAGAATGTCGCGGGTGTTGAAAAAGCCGACGACATGGTGATGTATGAAAAAATCGCTCCAAACCTGCGCATTGACGTCTTTGACTGCTCGGTCTTCGCCGCGTGCGCATATCTGGAGGACCTGACCGCCAGCGCCAAGGGCGCCGGGTGGTATGAATCAAAGCAAAAGGACGGTGATGCCGTTTGAAAGTGAAGGTGCAGCGAAGATCCGCGCAGGATCTGCCGCTGCAAAAATGGCTGATCGGCGCGGTCGATCAGGAGACGCTCGCCGTGCCTGGCTACCGGCGGCTGGTTGACAGTCCGGACGTTTTGGCCGCGGTCGGCGGGCTTGCCGACATCGTATCGAACGCGACCATTCAGCTCATGCAGAACACGCCGGACGGAGATGTCCGCGTGAGAAACGCGCTGTCGCGGTTCATGGACATCTCTCCATGGAGCCTCGGCACGCGGAAGGACCTCATCAGCGCCATCGTCTGGACGATGATGACGAGCGCGGACGGAACCGCCTTCTTCCTGCCGGTGACGCAGGACGGACTGCTCCGCGATCTTGTCCCAATGCCGGGTGCGCAGGCGCTCAGCCCCGACGAAGGAGCGACGGTCTATATCCAGTGGCGCGGCCGGCAGTATGACCCGCAGACGGTCTTGCAGTTCCGGCGCTGGGTCGACCCCAACTTCCAATGGCAGGGGCTGGGGCTTCGGATGAGCCTTCTCGACGTTGTCAACAGTCTCCGGCAGGAACAGGCGACAAAAAAAGGCTTCATGTCGGACAAATGGAAGCCGAGCGTCATCGTGAAGGTCGACGCGCTGTCCGACGAGTTCGCGGGACCGGAAGGAAGACGCCGCCTGACCGACGAGTACATTACCGGCAGCGAAGCAGGCGCACCTTGGATCATCCCATCGGAACTGATGGAGGTGCAGCAGGTAAAGCCCCTTAGCCTTTCCGACCTTGCCATCAAGGACGGCGTGGAACTCGATAAAAAGGCGGTCTCGGCGCTCATCGGCGTGACGCCTTACATGCTTGGCGCGGGCGCGTACTCCGACGCCGAGCACAACCACATGATCAAGACCACCGCGACGACGATCGCGAACATCATCTGCCAGGAGCTGACGCGAAAGCTCCTCTTCGCGTCCGACCTCTATTTCACGATGTCCACACGCCGACTCTACAGCTACAGCACAAAAGAGCTTGCGGACGTCGCGTCGAGCCTCTATGTGCGCGGGCTTATGGACGGGAACGAGGTGCGCGACTGGGTCGGGCTCAGCCCGCGCGAGGGTCTTGGCGAGCTGGTCATTCTGGAGAACTACATCCCGCGCGGCATGATCGGCGAACAAAATAAGCTTACACAGGGAGGTGAAGGAAATGGAGCTTGACAGGACGCTTCGGCAGGTGCGCTCGATCGCGCAGCCGTTTCGGACGCGCGAGGCAGACAGTGACCTTTACATTGAGGGGTATTTCGCGGTATTCAACTCCGAGTATCAGCTATGGGAGGGCGCAACGGAGATGATCGCGCCGGGCGCGTTTACAAACTCGGTGTCCGGCGATGTGCGTGCGCTCATCAACCACGACACAAGCCTGGTCCTCGGCCGGGCGAAAGCCGGCACGCTGTCGCTCAAGCAGGACGAGCGCGGTCTCTGGGGCAGCATTCGCATCAACCGCGAGGACGGAGACGCGATGAACCTCTACGCGAGAGTCCAGCGCGGCGACGTTGATCAGTGCTCGTTCGGCTTCGCCATCAAGCGCGAGTCGTTTGAGGAGCTGGGCGGCGGCAAATACCGCTGGGTGATTGAAGAGGTAGATCCGCTCTATGAGGTCAGCGTCTGCACCTTCCCCGCTTACGAGGCGACCTCCGTCAGCGCACGGCGGCGGGACTTTGAGGAAATCGAAAAGCGCCGGCTGGAACGCTGGCGGGAAGAAATGAAGAAAAAGCTAGGAGGTAACCCATAATGGCATTGAGAGTACTGATGCTGCGAAGCCAGATCAACGCGCTTCAGCAGCAGCTTGCGCCGCTGACCGAGACGCGCGACGGCTTTGCCGCAAGAGAAGCGGAGCTGGAACGCGCCATTGGCGAAGCGACGACCGACGAAGAGCGCAGCGTCGTCTCCGCGGCGATCGACACGTTTGAGGCTGAGCGCAGCGCGAACGCCGCCGAGATTGCCCGCATTCAGGGCGAGATCGACGCGCGGAACGAAGAAATCCGGTCGCTGGAAGCCCAGCAGACCACGCCGCCTGCAAATCCGCCGGTGTCCAACTCTGACACCGGAAGCCAGAACAACCACGAAAGGAGCTTTGTACCCATGAACAACACCACCGAGCGCCGCTGGTTCGGCCTCACCTACGCTGAGCGCGACGCGCTCATGCAGTCCGATCAGGTCCGCACCTTCCTTCAGAATGTCCGCGAGGCCAGAGCGCAGCAGCGCAGCGTCAACGGCGGCGAGCTGGGTATCCCGGACGGGTTCCTGCCGATTTTGCGGGATCTGACGTATCAGGAATCGAAGTTCCTGCGCTACTGCTTCACCACGACCTTCCGCGGCAATACACGCCAGAACGTCGCGGGTATCGCGCCGGAGGCGATCTGGACAGAGATGACGGACGCGCTCAACGAGCTCGACATCAACTTCTGGCAACTCACCATGGACGGCTATATGGTCGGCGGCTATATGGCAATCCCCAACTCCGTGCTGATGGACGACAGCGACCTTCAGCTCGCAACGACCATCCTTCAGGCGCTCGCGTCCAGCCTCGCAAAGGCGATCGACAAATCCATCTGGTTCGGCACGGGCAAGAATATGCCGGTCGGCATCATCACCCGCCTCGCCGCGCAGACGCAGCCCACCTGGTGGGGCGCGCAGCAGAGCGCGTTCACAGATCTCCACACCAGCAACATCCTGAAGCTCGACCTTACCGCAAAAACCGGCGTCGAGTTCTTCCAGCCGCTGGTCGCGGCACTCGCCGTCGCGAAGCCGGATTACTCCACCGGCACGGTCGTCTGGACAATGAACCGCAAGACGCATCTCGACCTCATGTCTCGCGCTCTTGCCTACAACTCCGCGGCGGCGATGGTCGCGGGCGTCAACAACACCATGCCCGTCGTCGGCGGCGAAATCGTTGAGTGGGAGGTCATGCCGGACAACGAGATCGCGGGCGGCTTCATGAGCCTGTACCGTTCGGTCGAGCGCGAGGGCACGGTCATCGAGTCCAACACCAACGTTCGCTGGCTCCAGAACCAGACCTGCTTCAAGGGTCTCCAGCGCCGCGACGGCAAGCCTGCGCTGGGAGAGGCGTTCGTCCTCGTGAACTACGGCAACACTGCGCCGACCACGACCACGACCTTCGGCAAGGACCTTGCGAACACTGCCATCGGCACGCTGATCGTTACGACCGCGGCTGGCTCTGCAAACGGCAAGAGCGTTGTGACTGTCGCGGGCAACGGCTCGGGCGCGCTCAAGTATCAGGTTGGCGGCCAGGCAGTCGCAGTTGCAAACGGCGAGACGCTCGGCAAGGGCTGGACGGAGCTGCCCACCAACAAGACCATTGACGGCACGACCGGTCAGACCGTGACTGTCGTCGAGGTTGACGGCAACGGCCGCGCGATCGCAGTCGGCTCCGGCAGCGTGACCGCGAAGGCTGGCTAAGAAAGGAGGCTCGGTGTATGTCGCTGGACGCGCAGCTCTCTTACTTAACGGTTGATCTCGGAATCCTGCGCTGCACCGAGGCGCAGGAGACCTACCTGCGGGGCATCCTCACGCAGGCGGCGGATTTTATCGCCACGCGCGGCATTGTGCTCCAGCCGGACTGTGACGCCGACGATATGCTCGCTGCGATGGTCGCAGGCTGGATGTATAAGGCGCGGGCGAACAGCGAGGAAAAGCAGCTTCCGACGTATCTGCGCCGGATGCTCAACAGCAAACTCATGCAACAAAAGGCAGGAGGGGCGCAGAATGATCTATGACAAGGTGCTGACCGTCTGCGACCTTCTCCCCGCCTCGTCTCCGTTGCAGCGGCGGCTGCGCGTCGCGTCCAGCCATTACTACTGCGAGCGCGAGGTCTACGCTTCCCGGTTTTACGCCGGGAAGCAGGCGGGTGTGCAGCTGACGCGCATGGTGAGCATCCCGCGCGTTTTCGGCGGCGAGGACATCCGCGCTGAGCAGTTCGCCGAGCTGGAGGACGGACATATCTACCGCATCGACCAGGCGCAGCGCGGCTTCGACTCGGACGGCCTTCCGATCACGACGCTCTCGCTCGCAGAACCGGAGGGGAAATATGAAATACTCCAAGATTCAGACGGCGCTTGAAAGCGTCCTCCCCGGCGCTGTATATAAGGTCCAGGCGCCGGAAAAGACCGAGGACGGCACGCCGCTCACGCGCTACCTCGTCTGGACGCCGACCGGCGTGCGCAGCGTGAACGCAGACGGGATACCCTTTGCAACGGTCGGCCTGTGCGTCGTGACCGTTGCCACGCAGACCGAGGGCGACACGCTGACCGCGGAGGTGCTGCAAGCCTTGGCTAGCGCGCACATCGCCATTGGCCAGAGCGAGCAGTCGTTCGACCAGGAGACGATGACCTACTACTCGGACATTCCATGCGAGGTGATCTGATGGCACAGCTTGACATTAGAGAGGCGCAGGACGGCATTCAGGAGGCCATCCGGCAGCTCCAAAAGGCAGATCTCTTTACCGACGAAAATCTCAAGCCGATTTTGTCAACCGGCACGGAGATCATGCTCAGCAGCGTGAAGTCCGCTTTTGTTCAGGCTGGGCACAACAACCGCTCCGAGCGCCGCACCGGCCAGACCTTCCAGCACTTCACGAAGGCGCGGAAGGTCTCGCGCGACAAGCGCGGCGTTCCGTACATGTACGTTACGATCTCCGGCAAGGACAGCCGCGGCCAGCGCTACGGCACAAAGGGCTTTGTCCTCAACTACGGCCGCAGGACCGGCGGCAAGATACCGGCGGACTACTACTGGTCGAACGCGGTACAGTCGACATGGAAGCGCGTCAACGAGGCCATGACCGACAAGGCAGCAGAAATTATCAACAGCAACCGATGAAAGGAGGCAATCATGCCTGCATTTGATTTGAGATACCTGCAAGTCGCAGAGTATAAGAAAAAAACAACCGGCAAAGGCACGGAGTACGGCACGCCCGTCTCCATGGGTGACGCGATGACCGTAGGCCTTGATATGCGCTTTGCCGAAGGCCGGATTTACGCCGAGTCCGTTTTGGCAGAGTACATGAAAAAAGCCACAGGCGGCACGGCGACCGCCGGTGTCAAGTATATCCCGACTGAAGCGCAGAAGCTTATGTACGGCGCGTACGAAAAACAGCGCACCGTGGCTAGTTCCACCGTCAAGAGTCTGACCTTTGGCAAGAAGTCGACCGGCAAGTACGTCGGGTGGAGTTTTTACATGCCCGACATGATCGACGGCGTGGAGAAATTCACGGCGATATTCGCCCGGAAGGTGCTCTTTGGCCCGCCTGCAACAAACGGAAAGACAATGGGCGACAACATCACCTTCCAGACCCCGACGACCTCGGGCGAGTTCCTGGTCGACGATCTGGGAGATCTTATGGAGGTCGCGACGCTCGACTCGGAGGCGGACGCAAAAGCATGGTGCGACGCGGTGTTCACCACACCCGCGACGGACGTAGCGGGGTGAGCAGATGGACGTAAGATTCAAGGAAGTTCCCTTCCACTTTGACGGCCAGGACTGGACGCTTTGCTGCAACATGTGGATTCTTGCAGATGTCCAGGAGGAAAACGGCGGAGACTTCTCCGCTATGATCTCCGGGAAGCATGAGATGAAGTCTATTTTGCAGTTCCTAGCGGCGATGCTCAACTTTGACGCCCAGAAGCGCGGCATTCCGACGCGCTACACGGCGTTTGACATCGGGGGAAAGCTCAGTTTCCCGGAGTTCCAGCAGATCTCCGGAGAGGTCATGGAGCTTGTCGTTGCCGCTGTGAAGGCGGACGATGCAGCCGGAGACGCTCCGGCAGACGAAAAAAACGCACAGACCAGCGAAGTGTGACTAACGGCATCAACTTCGCCTGGTACTTAAATATCTGGATGAATGTCCTCAAAAACGACGAGGCCGTTTTCTGGAGCAGGATGACACCGGCGCGGTGCATGGCTATCTACAGAGAGTATTTCTCCATGGCCGCACCGGGCCGGTGTGCGCGTCAAGCGCCGGTTGAGCAGCCTGCCCGCTTGTCGTTATCACAGTATCTGATGGGAGGTGGCGGCTGATGGCAACGTCAACGATCAATACGAAAGTCAAAATGGACGGCGAACGAGAGTACCGCGCCGCCCTTGCGCAGATCAACGCCGGTCTCAAGAACCTCAGCGCGGAAATGCGCTCTGTTGAGCAGGATTTCACGGACAATGCGGACGGCATTGAAGCGTTGTCCGCGAAAAACGACGTCCTGTCCCGGCAGATCGACACACAGAAAGAGAAGGTCGAGACGCTGCGCGAAGTCCTACAGCGCGCCGGAGAAACCTACGGCGAGGCGGACAAGCGCACGATCGACTGGAAAACGTCGCTGATCGACGCTGAGACGAAGCTCAAGCAGATGCAGCAGGCGCTGGACGAGAACAATGAGGCACTCGACAAGGCTGGCGCGAGCGGCTCTAAATTCCAGCAGGCGATGGAGAAGATCAAGGACTCCGTCGCAAAGGCGAAGGAGGAAGGAACAGGCGCAAAGGGCATCTTTGCCAACCTCAAGGAATCCTTTGCAGACGGCAAGAGCGAAGCGGTCGGTCTTGGCGACGCGATCGGCGGCGCGGTGGATAAACTCGGCATTCAGCTTCCCGAGGGCGCCAGCAAGGCGCTGAACTCCCTCAACGGCATCAGCGCCGGAACGGCTGCGGCAGTCGGTGGTTTTGCGGCGATTGCCGCTGCCATCGTCAAAGCCGAGAAAAAACTCATGGACATCACGAAGGAGTCCGCGTCGGCGGCGAAGGAGATCAAGACGCTTGCCAGCGTGACCGGTCAGAGTGCGGAAGAGGTGCAGGAGCTGCAATACGCCGGAGACATGATCGGCGTATCGTATGACCGCATCCGGGACTCCCTCAAAGAGGTCACAAACAAGATGCAGGAGGCACAGAACGGCTCGGCGGACACCGCCGCCGCCTTCGAGTCTTTGGGTGTCAACATCTACAACGCTGACGGAAGTCTCCGCAACGCGAACGATGTCTTCAACGAAACCATTGACGCGCTCGGGAACGTCCAGAACCGCACGGAGCGCGACGCACTGGCAATGGATCTCATGTCCGAGAGTGCGCAGGAGCTGAACCCCCTGATCGAGCAGGGCAGCCAGGCGCTCAAGGACTACGCCGCAGAGGCGCATGAGATGGGCTACGTGCTGGATGACGAGGCGATCGCCGCCCTTACAGCGACCGACACCGCGCAGCAGAAGCTTCTCAAGACGCAGGAAGCCGTAACGAAGCAGATCTCCGCCGAGTACGCGCCGTACATGACCGAGGCGCTGGGCGATACGGCGGACTTTATCCAGAAGATCGGCAAGGCTTTCGTGGAGTCTGGCGTTGTGGACAAATTTGGCAGCATTCTGACATCTGCCACGCAGATTTTGGAGCCGCTGGGCGACCTGACCGTCGCTGTGCTTCCAGCGCTGGACGCGGCATTGAAGCCGGTCGCGACAACGATGGCTCTGATCGCGGACACGACAAATCTGCTTGTCGGCTTGCTGACGTTTAACGGTGACAAAATACGCACCGCGCTCGGACTCAACATTTCGAGCGGGCAGTTAAGCAACATGCAGCAGCTGCAATACAAGGGCGCTTTGTCCAGCGGCATGAGCTATGTATCCGGAACCGGCTACACCGGAACTGGCGGCTACATGGGCGCGGACGGAAAGTGGCATCAGAACGCAGCCGGCACGGACAACTTCATCGGCGGCGTGACGTGGGTCGGCGAGAACGGCCCCGAGCCTGTCTGGCTGCCGCAGGGCTCGCGCATCGGCACCAATCAGGAAGGGCGCAGCCTCTCCGGCGGCGATACCTACAACTTTATCGTGCAGGCGAACGAAATCCGCGAAATCGACGATTTCATCCGCCGCATGAAAAACCAGAGACGAGTAGCCAGAATGGGGGTGACGTGATTGAGCATTACGGCTACTTTAAAAATCGAAAAGTTTGCGTTTTTGGATGAGTCGGCAAGAGGTGTAAACGACCATACATCAAACCCCGTCACCCTTAACGGAGGGGACTATTTGATGATGACATTCCAAGCCCTCCCCGAAAATATGCGTTTTAAGCGAATCACCGAGTCGACTGCACATGCGTATTTAAGTAAGGCAACAACAGATAGAACGGCATACACAGCTGTGCTGTTTAAAAATTTTGACGCGGAAACTATTACGTACAACACAAAACCTAATCACCTTTCTTCTTCGTATGGTGACACTAAGGTGACTATCTCACAAGGGTGGAACGAAATTGATGATCATGTGGGACAGTATGGGGTCAGATATGGCATTGCTTTCTATTTCGCCGAATACTCTAGCGCTTCTGCCACTGTAGTAACAAGTGGTGTAAATGCTCCGTATTTAACGGTTACGGTTGATGAAAGTGACACGATAGGGCTGACATTACGCGAAACGTCCCCCACCTCAGGTACAATCATAAAAACGCAGGATAACACTTTCACGTGGCGTGTAGCGGAAGATTCTGATAATCAGTGCGCCCCTGCGCTGGAACAAGCCTCTGCCGTCTTCCGCTGGCGCTCCGGCACGAGCGGCACCATTCACACGATCAACGTCTCCGGCAACACGCAGAGCGTCACGGTACCCGCAAACACCTTTGCAGGCACGACGAGCATCCAGTGGCAGGTAGCCGTTACGGCGAACAGCGGCGTGGTCACGACGTCCAACTGGGCGACGCTCTCGACCGCAGACGCAACGCCGACCGCCGCGCCTTTAAGCCCGGTCGATACGGTGATCGACGGCTCAAAGGACGTACTGTTCCAGTGGCAGCACTCGATCTCCACCGGAACGGCGCAGAGCAAGGCAGACCTGCAAAAGAGCACCGACGGCAGTACATGGCAGACGCTTGCAACCGTGACCGGCGCTGCGCGGCAGTGGACGTGTCCTGCGGGGACGTTAACTTCCAGCATCAAATACTGGCGCGTGCGCACCTACAACGCCGACGGCATTGCGGGCGCATGGAGCGATGCGGCACAGATCGTTGTGATCGCCGCGCCAACGCCTCCGAGCATCCAGATCAAGAGCACGGGCCCGCGCCCATCCATCAGCTGGCAGACTTCCGAGCAGGAGGCGTACCAGGTGGAGCTGGACGGGAAGCTCTCGGGCGGCACGCATTACGGCACGGACAAGACGTGGACAAGCCCGGCGTATCTTGCGGACGGCAGCCATACAGTGCGTGTGCGTGTGCAGAACCAGTACGGCATGTGGTCTGATTGGGGCGCGGCGGCGCTGCCTGTGACGAACACGCCGGGCGCAAGTATATCGCTTACCGTGCAGGCATTGAGCGTCGCGGAGCTCAGCTGGCAGACCTCTGGGAGCTATGATTTTTATCTGGTTTATCGCAACGGCAAGCCGATTGCAAAGCTTACGCAGACGCAGTACACAGACGAGCTGTCCTCCGGGAACGTCACCTATCAGGTGCGCGGCTGCTTTGACGGTTCCAGCAATTATGGGCTGTCTTCGGCGGTCACGGTAGACATTCGCGCGGAGGTGCATCAGGTGTCAGACTTGGACACCGGCCAAACCTTGAGACTCCCATACTCGGACAGCCAGCACCGGCAGACCACACGGACCGTATCGCGGCAAGTGGAGCTTTTGCAGCTCTCCGGCGCGTTCTATCCTGTCGCGGTCGAGGTCGACTCCGGCACGGACTCGCTCAGCATTACGGCGGCAATCACCGACGAGGCGCAGGTGCAGCAGCTCATGGGGCTTGTGGGAAAGCTTGTCTGCGCCAAAACGCCGCAGGGCGATATGGTCATCGGCTACATCACGAGCCTGCCGAAGCAGCACGATGGCTTCCTGAACGTTTTCAACTTCACCGTCGAACAAATCGACTTTGACGACGAGGTGAGGCTATGACGCACAAGGTATCTTACCGCGTGGACGTGCTCCGGCGCGGCGCGAAGTTCTCCGAGCTGCGCTGGCTCAAGGATTCCGCGCCGGATGTGTACGTTGACGCAACGGGCGCGATCATGGGAAGCCTCGGCGGCACATTCATCCACAACCCCGACATGGAATACCTCTCCGACGAGCTCCAGCCTGTGCTGGAGCTTGACGGGCAGGAGTACCCTCTCGGCGTGTACCGTGTCACCACATACTCTGACGAGATCAGCGCCCAGGGGCATTTTCTCCGGCTTGACGCTTATGACCGGAGCTGGATGATTCAGACGATCAAAACAGAAGGCATTCTGCATCTCGCCGCCGGGACGAACTATCTCACGGCGGTGCAGCAGCTCATGACGCAAGCGGGCATCGGGCTTGTCATCTCCACCCCGACCGCCGAAACACTCCAGACCGACCGCGAGGACTGGCAGGAGGGCACGGACTATCTCACGATCTGCAACCAGCTGCTCGGCGAGATCAATTACAAGCCGGTGTGGTTCGATGGCAGCGGCATCGGGCACCTGGAGCCGAAGAGCACGCCGGTTGCTGCAAACATCCGCTGGCGGTACTCCGCGACTGAAATCCGGCTGCTGGGGCCGATCTCGCGCGATATGTCGCAGGAGCAGGACATTTTTGACGCGCCGAATGTCTTTGTCGCCATTTGCAGCAATCCGGATTTGGCAACGCCGCTTGTGGCACGTGCAGAGAACAACAGCCCGTCGAGCTCGATTTCGATCTTCAAGCGCGGGCAGCGCATCACGCAGGTCGTGAAGGTCGACAACATCGCCTCGCAGGAGGCGCTGCAAGCCTACGTGGACGATCTTTGTTTTCAGTCACAGCTCGGCACGCGGACGATCACGTTTTACGGTCTGCCGGAGGGCGGGCACGGCGTGGGCGACGTTTTGAGCATCGACGCGCCGGACTTCGGCGGCATCTATGAAGAGACCGGCTGGCAGCTGCGGCTGAGTCCCGGCGAGCTGATGACGCATATCGCGAAAAGGACGGTGATTGCATGAACGAACAGAAAACGCCGCCCGCGGCAGAGCTTGCCACGGTCGGCGCGGTGTATACGGACGGCGTGAGCCTGATTTTTGACGGGCAGACCGCCGCGACCGCGAAGCATTACAAGGGCAATGCGTCCGTAAGCTTTGCGGCGGGCGACCGCGTGGTCATCCTGTCGATCAGCGGAAGCTATGTCGTCTTGTGCAAAATATAACGGCGGTGTCCAAGTCTGACACCGCAGAAAGGAGATGGTAGGATGCGCGAAAAAATTCAAAATGCGCTTTCGGTGGAAGTGACGGGCGCGGATCTGACGAAGGCGACAAAACTCCAATTCTGGCTCAAGCAGGGCGAGCTGTTTTTTGAGTACACGCCGCAGGTCGTAGACCAGACGCATTTGCTTGTCATTATTCCATTTGCCGACGCGATGCAGCTCGACCCCGGCAAGAGCGCACGGCTCCAGCTGGCGCTGACGGACGCGGACGGCAATCCACAGGCGGCAGACATCGTTTCGACGCCGGTCAAGGACCTACTCAAGGAGGCTGGCTATGATTAAGATGACGCTTTCCCAGCCGGAGATCAAGATGAAGATCGCCCCAGCGAAGGTGGTTTATCAGGGCGGCGGCAGCGGAAATGTGTATTCGGCGGACATCAACCGGATTGTGACGATTGCCCGTGCAGAATATGACGCGCTGGCGGCGAAGGACAAGAAGACGCTGTATCTGATACGGGGGTGACGGCGTGATTACAATCGGCGAAGAACAGATCAAGGAATTATTTGTTGGCGAGATGGGCGTGAAGAACGTCTGCGTCGGCGAAGAGGTTATCTATACCCGCCCAGGCGGATTTTTGTACATTGAACTGAGTGAAACGAAAGGGGCTTAACACATGGCAAGTTTTTTCAATCTAATTCTTGATACGCTTGCACCGTCTGGGTTGACACTGAAGCTCAACGGCGGCGCGACGTATGCAACCAGTAACACTGTCACCGCAACGATCACGCTGACGGATGAAGCCAAGACCGGCTACCAGATGAAGCTCTGGGGCATCAAGGCGGCTGCAACGGAAGAGGACGCATCGTGGGAGACCTTCGCGGCCAGCAAGTCTATCGTCCTGACGGAAGGCGATGGCCTGAAAACCGTACATATCAAGGTGCGGGATGACGTCGGCAACGAAACGGCTGCGGTCACAGCGTCTATCACGGTCAATACGGCAGTTCCGGTGGTCACGATCACTGGCCCAGACAAGACCAGAATCTCCAAAGTCTCCGGCTTCGACACCTGCGCGTTCTCCTTCACCTGCGACGTGGGCTTCGAGGAATACACGGTGCGTGTTGTGCCGAGCACCAGCAGCCTCCACGACGCCGGTACGCAGATCCCGACCACTGGCGGTTCCAGCAACACCAGCGGCACGGCTGGCGGCTACAAGAAGGCCACGGCAATTGATGTCACCATCAAGGGCGCTGACCTTGAGACGGCTTCCTCCGGCGACGGCACGAAGATTGTCAAGGTGTTCGTCAAGAACGCCGCCGGTACGTGGAGCGTGGCGTAATGAGCGCGCCGGGGCTGACGTTCTCCATCACGGGGAATAAGATTTCGGCAGTCTCGGGCTTCGATTCAATCACTGTTTCGTTCTCCTCGGATGTTGCGTATCAGGCGTTTGAGTGCCGCGCGACGAAAGCCGGGGAAGATTGGGGTCGCGGGAAAGGGGCGCTTATCGCGTCCTTCTCCCAGACCCCGGCGGGGACGCAGCGAACGTTCGAGGTCTATGACGATTTCCTTCTCTCCGGCGATGGTGAGTACCGGATTTCCCTGTTTGCACAGGCAATGGACGGAAGCTGGAACGATAACTGGGGGTTTATTCCCTCGGGCGAGACGGATACCATGCTGACGGCAGACGGGGAAGAATTCCTCTGTATGAAGGAGTGAGAGTATGGCATACAACAGCGCATATACCGGCGCGCAGATTGATGAGGCGGTAGGTAAGGTTCTGGGAGGCGGGAGCGGACCGGCGCAGTACACCGGCACACTCTTAGCCTCCGGCTGGGCGGCGGATTCTTATGGCTACCAGGCGCAGACGATCACGATTTCGGGGCTGAAGGCCGCTTATGACGTTGACCCGCAGTGGGACGTGGCGCTTTCGGGCACGGACCCGGACGCGGACGCGGCTTTATTGGAAGGGTTTGCGTTAATCCACAACTATAAGACGGGCGCGAACAGCCTGACCGCGCAGTGCATCGGCAAAGCGCCGACGGTCAATATCCCCGTGAAGGTGGTGGTGTTCGGATGAGCGGAAGATCGCCGCGGTGGATCTCGGTAAAGCGAGGAACGCCGTTGGGAGACATGGAACTTGGCACGCTGGTAAAGCTCAACGAAAACGGAACGCCTGTGGAGTTTTACGTCGCCTGCCACAACTACGAAGCCGGGCTGAACGACAATGGAAGAACGCTTGTGGTACGCAAGGACAGCTACGACGAGCGCGTGTTCAGCAACAGCAACAACGACTATGCTAGCAGCTCTTTGGACGCTTTTTTGACCGGGCCATATTTTAACCTGCTCGATGCAGGTATCCGGGAGAAGGCCGGGACGACAAAGTTCTACTACACGTCCGGCTACACTGACACTGTGACCACACTGGAACGCGCAGTGTTTCAGCTCTCTCATACCGAGCTTGGAAGGCCCGCATCCTACGCGAACACGGAGGGAACTGCGCTTCCGATTGCAAGCACGCTGCAGATCGCGCACAGAAACGGCGCCGCAGTTGAACAATGGACACGATCCCCTCGCAAGAACACCAACCAAGTGTGCTTCTTGTACCAAGATGGATATGTCGGCGCTGAATACTACAACCAATACAAAGGTTCGCGGCCGGCGTTCACACTTCCGGCAAGCACACTGGTCGGCGACGACCAGCTGATCGCATAGGAGGCAGCTATGGGAATGTTTTTAAGGCGCGGACCCGCGCCACACAGGACAAGGCTGTCCGATCTGGAAATCGGGCAGACGATCAAGCTGAACGTGGGCGGTAAGGCGTGGGACTGGCTGGTTGTGCAGCAGGGGCTGCCATCGGATATCTACGACGCAAGCTGCGACGGCACATGGCTGCTGCTGAAGGACATCTACGAGAAGCGGCAGTGGAACAACTACCAAGACAATTACTACCGAACGTCAACCATCACAGCCTATCTGAATGGTGATTTTTTCGCTTTGTTCGACGGCAACATCAAGGACGCTATCAAACAGATCAAGATTCCGTGGAGCGACGGAACAGGGGCAAGTGGCCTCCCTGTAAAAATATTTTTGCTGTCTTACCCAGAAGTTGGCATAACATCAATAAATGGGACTAACATGACAGACGGCGCAAAACTGTCTTTCTTTGAAATTGGATTTGAATCATCTGCAAATAACAAGCGTATTGCAAAACTGAACGGTTCGGCTGTCTTTTGGTACCTCCGCTCAAAAGACCCTACCACATCAACGGATGTTGGGGCCATCAATACCTCTGGCGGCAGACGAAACGCTGATCCACTCTCGTCTTATGGCATCCGCCCCGCTTTGATTCTTCCATCGGATTTCATCGTAAGCGAAGAAATGCTGGCAGCATAAGGAGGCACTATGTACATCATCACAAATGATCAAACCTACGCGAACGTCCGGGTATACAGCACATCCGGCTCGGTCCGGTTTACGGGCGATTCTCTTTCGGGCCTGACAGAGCTGACCGGCCCCGTCGGGGTCTTCGCGGACAACGGCTTCCAGATGCAGACCTATACGCCGGGCAACTTTCTGCGGCAGGAGATTCAGGACGGAAATTGGCTGCTGACGAATACGCCGCTGCCGATCCCGCAGCCAGTCGTTGCAACGCCTGTTTTCTACGATCTGAACACGTCCACGGCGTTTGCGGTGAAGCTGCTCATGAGCGAGAAAAAGCCCGAGACAGCAGACGAGATTATTAAATGCTCGGCGCTCTGGGACGAGTGGAAGCCCGGAAAGCACACGGTGGATGAGATCTTCACCGTGGGAGGCGACCCGTGGAAAGTCTACCAGAGCTACGACAACGCCGTCCATCCGGACATCGCGCCCGGAAACGCTGCGTGGTACACGTTCAATAAGCCGCTCCACGGCACGACAAGGGAAACTGCGCGGGAGTTTATTCAGCCGCAGGCTGGTACGGTTGACATCTATCACACCGGCGAGTGGTGCATCTTCGAGGGCAAGGCGTGCAAGGCAAAAAGAGATACCAATTTCAGCCCGAAGGATTATCCGGCGGACTGGGAAGTTGAGGAATAACGGACTGCCAATGGCAGGAAAGGAGCATGCATGAATGAAGTAGAAATGGAGCACAGAATCACTGCCGTTGAAAAGCTTGAGAAGGGGAATGAACGGCGCATCGGAGATTTGGAATCCGACAACAAAGCTTTGCTGGACTTATCAACGTCCGTCGCAGTCATGGCAGAGCAGATGAAGACCATGAGCAGCAAGGTCGACAGCATGGACGCTGCCGTCAAACGCCTCCAGAGCGTCCCAGCGAGTCGCTGGGAGGGCTTAATCAAAGCCGTGGTCACGGCGCTGGTCGCAGGCTTAGTCGGCTACGCGCTGGCTCTGGCGGGGCTGGGAGGCTAGTATGGCAGACGGGCAGAAAAAGCCGCAGCGGAAGACGAAGGGGCGCATGGCGCGGGAACTGGTCTACTACTGCATTTATGCCCTGACGCTTACGCTCGCGTGGGCTGTCATCATCAAAACGCTTGCCATCTTCACAGACCACCCCGCCGACCTCTCCGACGTGCTGATCTTCGCGGCAGCGGCGTTCGGCGGGGAGCTGCTGCTCCTGCTGTGCAAGAGAGTATTTGCAAAACCGAATGAACCGGTAGAATGAAAGGGGTACATATGGATAACATCAAAAAGCGGCTGGGCAACCTGCTCAGCGTCAAGAGCCTGGTCACGATGATTCTGACCTGCGTGTTCGCTTATATGGCGGTCGTCGGAAAGATCAGCCAGGACTTTATGACCATTTATGCGGTCATCATTGCGTTTTATTTTGGAACCCAGTCCCAGAAGACGCAGGACGCGATTGACAGTGCGGGTACGCCGCAGGAGGGCGAACAGAAATGATGAAAGCATCCGAGCTTGTGCAGAAGCACGTTGACGTCGCGAAAAACTACAAGACCGTCTACATGTGGGGCTGCTTCGGCTCCCCCGTGAGCGAAACGATCATTGACGAGAAATCCGCACAGTACCCGGAGTGGTACACCGGCGGCAGAGTCACATATCTTCGCAGCCTCATCGGAAAAGTTGTCTATGGCTTTGACTGCGTGAACCTGACAAAGGGCATTCTCTGGGGCTGGAACGGCAACAAAAACGCCTACTACGGCGGCGCAAGATACGCCTCGAACAGCGTGCCGGATGTCTCCGCCGACGGCATGATTGCAAAATGCAAGGACGTGTCCACGACCGGCTGGGACAAGCTTATTCCCGGCGAAGGTCTCTGGATGCCCGGTCACTGGGGCATGTACATCGGGGACGGTCTGGCGGTCGAGTGTACGCCCATCTGGGACAACGGCGTGCAGATCACCGCCGTCCAGAACATCGGCACGAGAGCAGGATATCACGCCCGCAAGTGGCAGAAGCATGGAAAGCTTCCGTGGGTCGAGTACGACACTGTGAAAATCGACGCCGAGGTTGAAGAAGCAAAAAAGACCATCCGGCAGAAATCCGGCTTGACCGACGGAACGATTGATTACCTCGCCGCCTATAAGTACGGCGACGATCTTCTCAAAAAGCTCGCAAAAGCGATGAAGTAAACTGCCTGCCGCGCTCTGCCGGAAGGAGGGACGCCTTTGGCGAGCGCGAGAGTCAACATACCAGAAGATCTGTCCGGTTTGCTGCACAGCGAGTGGGAGCGCGTCATAGAGGAAACCGGATACAGCCGGGAGGACGCCGAGATCGTGCGCCGCTACATCGTGGGCAAGTCCCCGCAGATCGACGTTGCCGTCGAGCTGTGCATGGAGCGCAGCACACTGTCAAGGCGCCTGCCCGGAATTTATAGCAGAGCGCGGCAGACAGCACGGAAACTGCATATGATATGAGATTCCCCGGTGTCAAAGTCTGACACCGGGGGTGCATTTCTTAAAAACTCTTCCAATCAGCAACGTTAACAATTGTGAATTTATACAAAAACAACTTCAAAAGGTTGACAAATCGGAGAACTGCGCATAATATGAAAGCACAACGATAGTAACAAGTCTACGTCTGTTGTGCTATTAACAGGCCCCCGGTAATAAGCGCCCCACTCATAAGGGGTTCGCTGAAACCGGGGGCTTCATCATTATGGAGGAAAGTATGGTGCGAAAGACTGCAATTCTGGTAGATGGTGCGTTTTACAGAAAGCGCGCAGCGTTTCTTCGGGGTGCAAAGACTCCTGAAGAACGTGCAAAAGAACTGTATGCTTACTGCATGGCGCATATCCGAGATGAAGGGGCGCACGCAGACTACCACGAAGAGCGCGAACTTTACCGCATTTTTTATTATGACTGCCCTCCGCTCAAGAAGACCGTTTATCACCCTGCCCTGAAACGCAACATAGATTTTGGGAAATCGGATACATATTCGTGGGCAAATGCATTTTTTGAAGAATTGAAAAAGAAACGCAAGGTTGCGCTCCGAATGGGGGCGTTGTCCGATGCGAATGCACACTTTTCCCTTAAACCTGATGCAACAAAAGCAATCTGCCAAGGGAAGCGAAATGTTTCTGACTTGACCGAGAATGACTTTTCTATTTCGTTCAATCAGAAAGGTGTCGATATGCGTATCGGCTTAGACATAGCTTCGTTGGCATACAAAAAACAGGTGGATCAGATCATCCTCATCGCTGGCGACAGCGATTTTGTGCCAGCTGCAAAGCTTGCAAGAAGAGAAGGCATTGATTTTATCCTTGATCCAATGGAGGCGACGATTCGTGACGATCTCTTTGAGCATATTGATGGGCTGAAATCTCTTTGGAAAAAGCAGCCAAGTAAATAACCTTTTTCTTTTTATCCCCGGTGCCAGAGACGGCACCGGGGCTTTTCGTATTTCACGCAACTTCACATTCCCGCACACTTGCGCCACCCTTAAAAATCTGCGCTCCGGTACAATGGGAGCATAAGGAGGGACACAGGATGGCATACAACCCATACACCGGGCGCTGGGAGATGGACGGCGCGCAGCAGGTGCAGATGCAGCCCATGCCGCGGGCGCAGGTGCCGCAAATGCCGCAGCAGCCGCCGAAACTCGGCGTGCTGACCGTGGCCAGCGAGGCCAGTATCAACAATTTGCAGATGCAGCCAAACGACAACGCGCTCGCGCTGCATGAGACGGAAAATCTGCTCTATTACATCCGCACCGACAGCATGGCGGCAAAGACCATTGCGCGGTTCCGGATATTTCCGGAGCCGACGGAAGAGGAAAAGGCAGCAACCCAGCTGCAAGAGCAGCTGAAGCAGATCACGGACGGCCTACAGAGCATGGCCGGGAAAATCGAGGAATTGGAGGGAAAACTCAATGCAAAATCCGATCATGGCACTGATGGGCGGCGGCAGCGGAAACAAACTGCTGAACGGCCTGATGCAGACGGCAATGACGACGCTTAAAGGCCAGAGTCCCCAGATGGTGCTTAGCTTCCTCGCCTCCCAGCCTGGGTTTAATGACTGGTTTGAGGCAAACAAGGACAAAACGGTCGGCGAGCTCGTCGGCCAGATCAGCAAGTGATACCGCGCGTAAGCGCCTATCAATAATCTAGCCCGAAAGGAGGGAATACAATGGATAAGGACTATGGCTTCGGCGGATGGGGTATTGTGATTCTCATTGCGCTGTTTTTCCTGCTCTTCGCGGGCAGAGGCTTCGGCGGCAGCAGCGGCGAGAGTGCCCCGGCGACGCAGGCCGACGTACAGCGTGCAACGGACTTTGCGGCTCTGGAGCGCCAGAACAACGAGGGCGTGGCCGCAACGCGTCAGGGCGCGTACGACGTCACGAGCGCCATCAAGGACAACGCCTACAACATCCTCGGCGAGCTGCGAGATCTGCAGTCCGTCACGGAGAGCGGCATCTCTGCGCAGCAGAAGTGCTGCTGCGACATTCTCCGCGCGATCGACGGAGTTAATTACACCGCCAGCATCAACGCTTGCGAGATCAAGACGGCTATCCACGCCGAGGGCGAGGCGACCAGAACGCTCCTGCAGCAGCAGGAGAACCAGCGCCTGCGCGACGAACTCGCACAGAGCCGCGCCGCGAACAACGACTATATGCAGTCGCAGTACATCCTCGGCCAGCTGGGCAGGTACTACCAGAACCCGCCCTGCAATCCGTGCGGCTGCGGCGGCTGACGGACGGACCAAACCTGATATAACTATCCGGGGCGATTGCCCCGTTTTTCATAATTTTGAAAGGAGACGAGTAAATGTCTTGTAGCGGAAACAGCAAATCCTATCAGAAATCCTGCGTCCGGTATTTTAATAACAGCCCGCAGACGCTTGCAGCAAACGCTGCGACAGTGCTCACGCTTGCGGGCGCGAAGGTTGTCAACTCCGGCGAGTCCATTCAGGTCGAGCCTCAGAGCTACGACACCGTAAAAATTGGGCTCTATCACCTAGTAGCCGATGCGGTCATTACGTCGTCCGCGGCTGGCGAGCTCACCTTGCAGTGGTACATGGACGGCGTCGCGCTGCCCTGCACGCTGCGCAAGGTAACGCTTCCGGCAACCGGAAACACCGAGATCCACACGGAGACGGAACTGGCGCTGCCCGGGTGCTGCTGCTGCGTGAACCACACCTTTACCCTCATTGCGACGACCGACTCGACGGCAGCGGGCAATGTGGTCGAGCTCTGCACCGGCCTGCTCAAACTCGCGTAGCCTATGACGGACAAGATCAAAGCCTATAAGGCAAAGCTCTGCGAGGCGCTTGAGGCGTGTATGGCGGAGCCCGTGAGCTCCCGAAGCGTGGGCAGCTGCACCATGCTCATGGACGCGCTGTGCAAGGCGGATAAGATCACGATGGAGTCCGAAGCCTCCACGTTTACCGAGGACGACGCGCGGCGCTGGGTGCAGCATATGAAAAACGCCGACGGCTCGACCGGACCGCATTGGACGCAGGAGCAGACCGCAGCCGTCGCTGGAAGCGTCGGCGTGCATGATGTTGATCCCTGGGCATGGTACGCCGCGATGAACATGATGTACTCGGATTACTGGGAGTCCGCGATGCGCTACGGCGTCGACCGCCCGGAGTACTACGCAGACCTTGCCAAGGAGTTCCTTTTCGACAAGGACGCGGGCAGTCCGGAGCAGAAGATCGCGGCTTACTACCATAGCATAGCGGCACCTCAAATTTAGCGCGGACGAACACAGTTTGAACACAGAAATCTTTTTCGGTGTTGCAATACAAGAACTATTATAGGCTTCGAATCTCTCCTTCCGCGCCAAAAGGAAAAGCAGCTAAGATTTGATTCTTAGCTGCTTTTCTTTGCGCTTTTACCGGTGTTGCACGAAAACATGCAACTTTTCATCCGAAATCATTTCGGGAAATCCGCTTTTGAGCTTAGCAAAAACTAGCATATCAGAACACCAAAATACAGGCATGTGAACACAGTCGCGAACACAGTCAAAACGTGCTGTCCATCTTCGCCGCGGCGTCGCTGATCGTGTTGTCGAGGACGTCCGTGTAGATGTCCATCGTCGTGGAGAGCTGCGCGTGTCCGAGCAGCTGCTGCGCCGTCTTGTAGTCAACGCCCGCGTCGTGGAGGGCAGTTGCGTACCCGTGCCGGATCTCATGCGGCGACACGGTGACGCCGGTCGCGGTCTGATAGGCGGCGTAAGCCTTCGTGACGCGATGATCCATCATGGGGGACTTGCCGCCATCGTCCGAAAAAATATACCCGTGCTTTTTCTCCGGCAGCGCCTTTTCAAGCGCCGACAGCAGCGGCACAACACGGTCGCCCGCCTCCGTCTTCGGCGTTTTGATATTCGGCTGGGCGCCGATGTAATACGCCGACTTGTTGATCCGGATCTTCTTTGCGGTGCGGTCGATGTCTTCATAGCGCAGGGCGAGCGCTTCGCCGCGGCGGCAGCCGGTGTAATAGATCAGGAAGGCGAAAAGTCCGAAGTCCTCCGTCACGCCGACTTTGATCTTCGCGATTTGGTCTGCGCCCGGCGCATGCCGCCGCTTCTGCGGCAGGTTCTTCGGCAGGAGCACCGCGTCCGCCGGGTTGAACGCGATATACCCCTCGCGCTGCGCCTTGTTGAGTATTTGACGGATGATCTGCCGCTGGGTGATGACGGTCTTCTTCGCCCGGGTCTTCGCGAACTGGTTGATATATTTTTCTACGTCCTTCGCCGTGACGCTGGAAACGTCCATGCTACCAAACTCCGCGACGGCGCGCTCATACGCCGGACTATAGTTGCGCAGGCTGTTCGGCGCAAGCGTCGGCTCGATCTCGTTCCACCAGCTGTGCGCGACAGCCTCGAAGGTCTCCGTCTTGCCGGCAGCCAGGTCGTCGCGGTACGCCTTGACCTTGTTCCATACCTCGCGGTCGGTCTTGCCGCGGAAGGCCTTGCGCTTGCCGTTAATACGGATGATCGTCTCGTGCAGTCCGTCCGGACGGACATAGTATTTCGGTATTGCCATAGACTCCTCCCGTGTCCAAGTCTGACACCGCTACAGGTGCAGCGCCTGCATGGAGATGCCGAGCGCGCGGCGCACCCAGCCGACGTTCGGGTTCAGCAGGTCGACGATCAGAACGATAAGCACAAGGCAGAACATGGCTAGCAGGACAGTTGTTACGAAACGGTGCATTTTCAGCGATTTCTTGCAAGTCGCCAGATGCTCATTCATCCGTTCTAACGTATCGGTCAATGCCTTGCGCTCTGACTCCAGACTGTGTATCCGCTCCAGCAGCGCGGGGTTCGGGTCCGGAACCTCATGCGGAAGTCCATTGTATTCGTCTACTGACACACCAAGCTCACGGCACAGCGCAAGCACTGTGTCGTAGGACGCGTTTGGGGCATCTCCGCGCAGGAACTGCGCAACAGTGGTTGTTGATTTGCCGATTGCTTCGGCAAGATCCTGGTTTGTGATACGCGGTGCCGTGTTTTCCTTTTTTTCTCGACAGATTTCGTATAATTCCGACATTCTCAGCAAGATTCCTTTCCTAAATAATGCGATTCTGGGTACAATTTACAATGATACTTTCTCGACATTACCGCTTGCCGCGTTGTAAGCTATACTTACAGGCGGCTCCCACACTGCTTGCAGCAAACCAAAAGCCCCACCGCCGGTGGCACGACGGTGGGGCGACCCTTAAAGTATATGCGACTTATTCCGCCATCTTCGCCCAGCGCTGCTGCCATCTGGTTAGAATAGTAGACTACAAATCTTGATAGCAATCAATAATCCGACGCAAAGTGCAACCGCCGTCTTAATAACAGTCATTCTTATGTTGCGATGTTTTGCAACGGTCTCGTTAACTTCTTTTTCTTCGGTCATGCTCCGCGGTGCTTTCTCCCGCTGGCTGCTTGCCGCGGCAATGCCGACAGCAACAGCCGTCCAAAGATGGCTCTGCATTTTTCGCTTGCGCCCTTGCTTCGTTGTCGGGATTCCGGTTGCTTTGGCGATTTTCTGCTTCACCGCCGTAATACCAAGCGCGCGGTTGAGGCTGAACCCAGGGATAAGAGATTTCTTCTTGCCCATGATATACCTCCGCTCAAAAGTGTTGCATTGCACTCAGCAGTAATGCGATATAGAATATAGACACCTCACATACGAAAGGAAGTGCCGCGTTGGACAAAGAATTGATTCAGGACCTCATGTCGTTATCGCCGGAAGGGCTCAGTCTTTTTGCTTTGCGTATCGCTGCTTTAGAAAGTCAAGGTACGCCCGCGCTTCCTTCTGCGCCTCAGGAGGAAGGTGCATAAACGCCTCCATGGCGCTCAAAACCTCATCGGGAACTCCGGTGGGGTTTTCTGTTTCTTCCGTACCCATCAGAATCGCAACCGTCGTGTTCCAATGCTGCGCCAATTTTTCAATCCGAGCATACGGCGGTTTGATCTGACCAGTTTCGTATTTCGTGTAGGTTGTTCTGCCAATGCCGAGGTAATCGGCGATATCCTGTTGAGACTCAGCATTTGCCTCACGGAATTTCTGGAAATTGTTCATTTCAAATCACCTGCTTTCAGTATACGTGAACGCCCGTCACAAATCAATTGTGATTTTAAGTAACTTTTCTATTGACAAACGTGATTGTCTGTGCTATATTCCAATTAGTGATCGAAAATCACATCACGGCAAGTGATGTGATTTTAACGGAGGTGACAATTACGAAAGGTCTTACTTATATGCGCGACCGCGCGAAGCTCAAGCAGCGCGAGCTTGCCGACATGCTCGGCGTAGAGCGCAGCACGATTGCAAAGTGGGAGTCCGGCGCGGCATTCCCGCGTGCGTCTCAGCTGCCGGAGCTGGCGAAGGCGCTGGACTGCACGATCGACGAGCTCTACCAGCCGCCGGAAGAATCTGCTTAGGAGGTGCTGGCACATGACGCCGGCAAATGAAATTTGCATCACAAAGAACGGAAGCGTTTTTGCGGATGGCGTTGAAATCCCATCTGTATCAAGCATCCGTGCCTGCATCGTTTCGGATATGCTGGTTGAGGTTTTGGTTGGCACATACAACTGGTCCTGCGTCATCGAGCAGCACTGCGGAGCAGAAACGCTCTGGCACAAGAACCGGTATGCAGAGAAGACTTCACCTGAGGCGCGGATTTTACCGGACGGAATATCGCTCGGCGGCGTCAAGCTCCCAGGCGGCTATTACTTCAAACCTTCCGGGAAGCAAGGCGAGCTTCTGATTTTCTTCAGTGCCTTCAAACTCAGCATTGACAGCCTTACCCCGCCGTATTCAGGCAAGTATCCGGTATGGAGTTTCCCATGCTTTCCTGAGCCGGAAAAACGCAGCCGGTTTATGGGTGGCTGGCTCCTGCCCATTTTTGCAGCAGCGGCAGCAGCCATTGCGGTGCGTTTGTTGCTAGGCTGGTGACGAGAGCCACCAGAAGAGGAAGCAGCATCCCGTTCAGCCATAAAAGCCTGCGCTCGTGTCTTCGGCGCTGCCTGCCATCCTGAAGCGCGATTTTGCCCATGTCTGTCAGCTGATACAGTTCCGGATCTTCCCCGGTGCTGATGAGATAGGACGAATCGGGAATCGGGCGACGGTGTGCCAGCGAATCTGGCTGCGTCCAGCGCTGCTGCGCCAGACGCTTCACCCGGAGCGGAACGGCTTCTACACGCGGGAGGCTCTTTGCGATGGAGGCAATGTCCGCCTTGCCGTGAGCATCTACGAACTCCAGTATTTTAAGATCACATTCAGCAATCTGGTTTTCCAGAATTTCAGACTTATTCATAGCATTCACCTCTGCCAGAATCTTAGCACACGGGCAGAGGGAAGTCAAAAAGGAGGGATACAGCGATGCGTGAAGCAGAAGGGTACCGACCGCAGCTGGAGCTGCTGGTTGATATGTTCCCGGCGCGCGCCGCGATCACAGTCAACGAGTGCCAGAGCGCGCTCGGCATCGACCGGCGGGTGCTGCTCGCCGACCGGAACTTCCCGGCGAAGAAGATCGGCGGGAAATACGCCGTGCCGCTGACGGAGCTTGCCCGCTGGCTGACACGAAAATCATAACAGACACATAGGCCCGGCGCAAGGAAGAGCTCCTGCCGGGGAAACAGGCGGCTTGCAGAACTGCTGCCGGGGAGGAAGACCATGAACAATATCTACAAGGCAGCGAGGCTGCAAAAGGGCATCACCCGGGAACGCGCCGCCGACGCTATCCCCTGCTCCGTCCGAAGCATCTCGGACTATGAGGCAGGCGTGACCATTCCGCCCGCGGAGACTGTCGTCCGCATGGCGGAAATTTACGACGCGCAGTATCTGTGCTATCAACACCTGCGCCAGACGAGCGAGATCGCCCGCAGGCTTATCCCGGACGTGCGCGAGTGCGAGTTTCCCGAAGCGGTGCTGCGGCTGATCGATGAGATCTATGACTTTGCCGACGCGCGGGAGGACCGCCGTTTGATCGCGATCGCGAAGGACGGCGTGATTGATGAGCAGGAGCGCCCGGAGTTTGACCGGATCGTCTCGAAACTCGACGACATCATCCAGGCAGCGCTGGCAGTCGCGTACAACAACACAGGAGGATGAAATTATGCGCAAATTTTACAAAGCCGCCGAGCGGTTCATGTGGTGCTCGGTATTTCTGGCAATCGCGGTGTTTCCGCTTCTGGCGGCGAACTACAGCATGATCTGAGAGGGCGAGAGATGAAAAAGAGCATAAAAAAATCCCGCACGGCTGCTGCGAACAACCATGCGGGAGATGTCACAAAGGACATCATGAAGGCATTTTCAGTATATCACGGTTTGCTGCCAAATGCAAGTGTGGGGGAGGTGAAATTTTGGAGAATCCACAAGAATTCCGGGCTTTCTGGTCTGTCATCCCCGCAACCGTCTTAGACGATATGCAGCTGCAAGCCAATGCAAAGATTTTGTACGGCGTGCTCTCGTCTCTCATGCGGCGCGAGGGCTATTGCTGGCCGAGTAACGCCCAGCTGGCCGCCGCCATGCACTGCTCGGAGGACGTGATCCGGCGCTGGCTCGCGGCCTTGCAGCATGACGGACACATCCAAGTCCGGGTCGTGCCGAACCGCAAGACGGGCGGCTCCATCCGCTACATTTCCCCCGTGGTCGCCGCGCCGGTCATCCTCGACGAGGAAGGGGGGCACCGGGACGAACAGCCCGGTACGTACCGGGACGAAAATCCCGGGGTACCGGGACAAACTTCCCGGTCTATATATAAAGATGGATTAAAAAAGGATAATAAAAAAAGAAATATAAAAGAAAAAGCCGTAAGCGCTTCGCTGCTTGAGAAATGCGAGCCGCTTGGCTTTGAGGTCGTGCAGGCGATGCAGTCTTTTCTCATGATGCGCGCTGAGCTCAAGAAACCCATTCAGTCCGAGCGGTCAGCCACCATGCTCTGGAACAAGCTGCAAGGCCTGTCTGCCGGAGATGCGGCGTGCATGGCGCAGATGCTCAACAATTCGACCGAGCATCAGTGGCTGAGCGTGTACCGGCTCAAGGACGACGAGTACCCGCAGCCGCCAAAGCGCGAGGTTGACACGGGAGGGGTGCGGTTTTTATGACAGACGAAAAGAAACTGCTGGAAGCACAGCAGGCCGTCCTCGGCTCGATGCTGATCGACGAGAAGACGGTCGGACTTGTCCTCCAGGAGGTCACGCCGGACGACTTTACAACCGGCGCTTACCGGCAGGTCTTCCTTGCTTTCCGGGCGCAGTTCGCAAGCGGCGCGGCGTGTGACCCCGTGACCGTCAACGCGCGTCTCGGCGGGAAGTACGACAGATTCCTCATGGAGCTGATCGAGATCACGCCGACGAGCGCGAACGTGAAAAGCTACGTCGCCATTCTCAAACAGGAGGCGAGAATCCACCGCTTGCAGGACGTCGCGCAGCGGATGCTGGAGGCAGAGGACGAGGATGCGCTGCGAGCGCTCATGAGCGAAGCGAACGCCCTGTCGGTCGAGCGCCCTGGTCTTCGTGTGGTCGGCATGGAGGACGCGCTCAGTAAGTTCTACGTTCGGCACGACCCAGACGCGAAGCCGGTGTACCTGGACTTCGGCATGGACGACATCAACGACAACGTCTACGCCGGCCGCGGGGACATGATCGTCATCGGCGGCTATCCGTCAGACGGCAAGACAAGCCTGGCACTGACGCTTGCCGTCCGGATGGCAAAGACGCAGCGCGTCGGGTTTTACAGCTACGAGACGGACGCAGACAAGCTCTTCGACCGCATTGTTGCGATGACCGCGCAGATCGGGCTTCCGAAGCTCAAGCTGAACGCGATGAACGGAAACGACTGGGACGCGGTCGCGGCAGTCTCCGCAAGGCTCGGCGCGGTGAAACTGGAGCTGGTGGAGGCGTCGGGCATGACCGTCCAGGACATCCGGGCGCACAGCCTGTCCAAGCGCTACGACGTGATCTTCATCGACTACCTGCAAAAAATCCGCTCCGACATCACCGGGCGCGGCGCGGCGGACCAGTTCCAGGTCGTGTCGAAGATATCAAGCGATCTCCAGCAGTTCGGACGACAGACCGGCACGCCGGTCATCGCGCTCTCCCAGCTCTCGCGTCCGGAGAAAACAAAGGCGGGCAAAATCCCGCCCCCGACGCTTTCGGCGCTGCGCTCGTCCGGTCAGATCGAGCAGGACGCGGACGTCGTTATGCTTCTCTACCGTGAAGAGCCGGACAACAGCCGCAGCCGCCGTATCCTGAACATCGCGAAAAACAAGGAGGGCGAGGCGAATATCGCGCTCATGCTGACCTTCGACGGTCAGACGCAGACCTTCCGCAAATCTGCCGCGCAAGCGCCGCTTCCTCCGCAGGACAAGCGCTGGCAGCCGTGCAACGACGATATTCCCGAGCAGTTCAAGCTGCCCGGATAAACGAGAAAGGACAAACCATGAAGGCAATTTCAATCTTGAACCTCAAGGGCGGCGTCGGTAAGACCGTCACGAGCGTGAACATGGCATACATTCTTGCCGCCGACCACAAAAAGCGGGTGCTGCTTGCCGACTGCGACAGCCAGTGCAACGCGACGGAGTTCTACGGTCTCACCGAGCCAGGGCTCTGCGGCGTGGCGGACGTGATGCTCGGAACGCAGGAGTCGTACTACGCCGACAACATTTCCCAGACGGCCTACGGCGTCGATATGCTCCCGGCGTCCGACGAGCTGATGGACCTCGATCTTTCGGCCATCGGCGAGCGCGTCAACGGCAGCTGCCTCAAGGACTTTTGCGACGCCATCCGTGAGGACGATGCGTATGACTACGTCATCTTCGACTGCCCGCCGGCATTCAACGCCGCCAGCGCCGCGGCGCTCCTCGCGTCGGACGAAGTCATCATCCCGATCAAGCTCGACGCATTCAGTTTGCGAGGGCTCGCGAACGTCTCGCGCCAGATTGACAACATGCATAAGATTAACCCCGCACTCAAGATCGCGGGCGCGCTGATCACCATGTGGCGCAACACACCGGTCGTGCTGGAAGCGGAGGGCAGCCTCCGGGAGTGCGGCATCCTGCCGGTCTTCGAGCAGCATATCCGCCGCACCGACAAAATTGACGAAATGACCTTCGAGCGCAAGCCGATCACGGTCTACTCGCCGTACTCGGCAGCCGGATATGATTACCGGGCATTCGTGCAGGAGTACATCCAGCCGCCCGTGGCCATGGACGAGATTCTGAGGGGGGGCTTTGGTGATGGCATTTGACGTTTCAAGCATTTTTGCCCAACAGGTGCAGGCGGTGTCAAAGTCTGACACCGGACGCGAGCTCATGCAGGTCGACATTGACGATTTAGTCGGCAACGACGCGAACTTTTACGCGGTCGACGAAGATAAACTCGAAGACCTTAAAAACTCCATTGCGCTCTCCGGCATTATGGACCCGCCGACGGTCACGCGCACGGATGACGGCAAGTACCGCCTTATTTCCGGCCACCGGCGCACGGCTGCGGTCCGTGCGCTGGTCGCGGAGGGGCGAGAAGACTTGCGAAAAATGCCGGTCTTCGTGCGGAACCCCAAGAGCGCGGCGATGGAGGAGCTGGAGCTGATCATGGCGAACTCCACAGCCAGAGTCCTGACAAGCGCCGAGATCAGCCAGGCGGCGCAGCGCGTCGAGCGGCTTCTCTACGACCTCAAGGAGCAGGGCGTGGAGTTCCCCGGCAGAATGCGCGACCATGTGGCCGAGGCGTGCAATGTTAGCAAAACGAAGCTTGCAAACCTGCACATGATCGAAGAAAACCTGATTCAGGATTTTAAGGCACAGTGGGCAGCAGGCAAACTCCCGGATGCGACAGCGTTGGAGCTTGCGCGGTGCGAGATCGCCTTACAGATGCGCCTTCGTGACGCGTTTGCCCGGACGAAGGAGTTCCCCACATCTGCCGGAATCGAGCAGGTGCGGGGTCTCGCAAAGAGCGGCGCAAAGTGGCGCCCGAGCATGCTCCTGCACTGCCCCGACAGGAAGCTTTGTCCGAGTTCCAGAGACGACGCGACGCTCCGGCATGACGCCGCGGGCGGCTCTTGGATGCCGCAGTGCAAAGGTGAGTTGTGCTGCATGGACTGCGAGTATGGCGCGAACGCGCGCGGCTGCTATGACGTCTGCGACCAGATGTGCTCCAAGGCCAAGCAGTACCGCACCGACAAGAACGCCGCCGAAAAGCAGAAAGAGGAAACCGAAAAGGAGAATAAACAGCGTGTCTTCCAGGCGGCAGCCCAGCAATATGCGCAACGAATTGTGAGAGCCATTGATGCGGCAGGTCTGGCGGACGACACGATCCTTATAATCAACGACACCGTCGGCATGAAAACCGCCGCAGATATCCGGAATTTTGCAGAAGGCGAATTTGGCGCAAGGAGCCTTTGGAACAACGAGTTTTTACTTCCAAGTTCGCGCGCCATCCCGGCACTTTGCGCAGCGCTACACTGCTCGGCAGACTATCTGCTGGGGCTGACGGACGAGCTTCAGCCGGTGTCCAAGTCTGACACGGCGGCGCTGCCGGAAGGCGCTTTTCGGATGGCCTGGCGCACAGACCGCGATTTCCCGGACGGGCCGGTCCTGCTCCTCATCTCCGAAAATGGCTCCTTATCCTATGAGACCGACGACGTGCAGGACGGAAATCTAAGTTGGTTTGACGAGCCGGATGATGGGGAAATCCTGCGCTGGCTGCCGCTGCCGGAGGAAGGCGGCGAAGCATGAGCCGGGAACGTGTCTGTATGATGTGCCACAAGCGCTTTGACGCCATCAACAACCGGCAGCGCTTCTGTTCGAAGCCTTGTTATCTGGCCGCGAAACGCAACGGGTATGTGCCGTCTGCGATTCGGCGGCCGCCGGAGCCTGTCCATATCCGCCTTCCGCAGCCGCTTCCGGTATTCCCGGAGTTCCAGCTGACGCCTGGCGTTGTATACCTAGCAGAAAAGCACCAGAGCCAGCAATGCGGGCATGTAACGTATATCGTAACGCTCGACGATGAGCACCGGACGATCGTCCGGCAGGATGAATGTGAGGAGTTAGACCATGAGTAAAATCATCGCAAAGCCCGGCGCGGCGTATGACGTGCTGCGGACCACCAGCGCGGCGCAGATCGCAGCTGCCGCCCGGCTGAGTCAGCCAACCGTTTCGCGCGTCTTCCGCGGCGAGGGCTGCCAGGTAAAGACCGCGAAGAAGCTCTGCCAGGCGCTCGGCTGCGGCTTCTCGGATCTGTTTGAGATCCGGAAGGGAGGCGGCGCGGATGAATAGCAATACCGTTTCCGCCATCGTCATCGCCGTCGAGTTTGCCCTCCGCGCGGTGTGCGTGTACGCCATTTTGCGCGTGACGCTGACGCTGTTCAGTATTCGCAAGGCCGAGAAGCTTGAAAAAGAGCGCGACGCGGCGCTTACCTACGTCCCGGAAATCTGCCGGACGTGCGCCTGGGGCGCATCGTGCAAAAAAGACGACCTATGCTGCCCCTGCCCGGAGTGGAAGTTCTGCGGGAAAACAATCGTGGAGGTGTTCGGCGATGACGACAAATGACCTTCTGGAAGCGCTGGCGCGCCTTCGCGTTGAGACCGGTTCCCTTGCCTGCCTCGGCTGCGGGCGCGAGCATAATTGCAGCACGCACGGATGCCAGATCCTGCGCGAGGCGGCGGCTCAGCTTGAGCATTTTACCGCCGAGAACCGGGCGCTGCGCAACGCTTTGGCCACGAAGCCGACGAAGCGCTCGCTGTATGCAAGAGCCACGTACCTGCGGGAGATGGTAAAAGAGCTGAACGTTCAGCGGGAAAAGACCGAGGCCGAGAGGGACGCGCTGCTTGAGCAGATAAAAGCGCGTCGCTCGTGTCTGGATTGTAAGCATTTCGACTACTGCGAATTTGATGATGCGACTGTCATCGACTGCATGAACTGTGTGACGAAAAATTGTCCATGTTACCAATGCGGCAATTCCAACCGCTGGGAATGGCGCGGCTTGCCGGCAGCGCCGGAGGAAGGGGAAAAGGCATGAAAGCTGTTTTAATCAGCATCCGCCCGAAGTGGTGCGAGAAGATCATAAGCGGTGAGAAAACGATTGAGGTGCGCAAGACGCGCCCGAAAATGAACCCGCCGTTTAAGTGCTATATCTACAAATGTGGAAACGGCAAAGTCATCGGGGAATTTCTGTGCGATGAGATCATCAACATTAACGGAGCGGGAAGAATCCCGTCGGATGCTGCGCGGCCAACCTGCCTAGAGCCTGCGGAGCTGCACCAGTATCTCGGAGCTGCCACCGGCTTCGGCTGGCACATCTCAGATTTGCGCATTTACGATCACCCGCGCGATCTGTGGGAGTTTACCGGCCTGCGGCAGACAAAATACGGCCTTGCGCCAGGGCCCATCACCCGCCCGCCGCAGAGCTGGCGGTATGTGGAGGAAGAGCCGTGAAGGTTTACATAGCCGGTAAAATCACCGGAGATCCGGGGTATCGGGATAAATTTGCAGCGGCAGAAATACAGCTGGGCCGGCAGGGACACACTGTGCTCAATCCTGCCGAGCTGCCGGGGGCATGGGCCGGGAGGACTACATGCGGATCTGCTTTGCAATGATCGACGTGGCGGACGCGGTTGTTTTCCTGCCGGACGCAGCGGAAAGCGCAGGCGCGAGGCTGGAAATGGCATACTGCGAATACATCGAGAAGGAGTATGAGACGTGGAGCGACTGACTGAATGGAATGACGAACTGAAAGGGGAGGTGGAGTGATGGAAAAAATCAATTGCTTGCGTTGTAATTTTCGCCACACGGACAATGGGAACTGCACTGCTGTCGGGGGATTCTGCACGGCGGTACCGGCGGCGCACTGCCCACTGCTGCGGGAATATTTGGATACGGGGCTTGAACCGGAAGCAGTAGAAACGGTTAAGCTTGCGCTGGCCGCAAAGCACATGGTTGATCTCGAAACGCTCAACAATACGCCAATCAGCAGGCTTGTAGAGCTTGCCGAGGCCGACAAGGACGGGCGCGTGGTGGTGCTGCCGGAAGCGCCGGAGGTGGATTTATGAAAAGTCCCCTTCTTTGCCGCATGGGTCTGCACAAGCTGAACAAGTATACGTATGTGCAGGTAACACGCCGCAGAAGCAACCGGCACGGTGGGACGTATCACACAAATTACGCAATCTGTGAACGGTGCGGAAAACTCTGTTACCGGGTGCGTCGATTTCAGAAACTGGGCGTGAAAATGATTGGAGGCTGAACGCAAAGATGCTGGATAGATACGTTGAAATCCCGCGAGGACTTAATTTACAGATGCTGCGTGACAAGTTCGGCTACGATGCTGTTGAATTTTACACGAATCGCATCAAGCAGCGAGAATTGGAGGGCAAAACGTACTACAACCCGCTTAAGACTGTATATATCTGGGCAACCGAAGATCGGGTGAAAGGGCAAGGGTTTTATTCATCTTATCGCGGCTATTCCAGAGGGCGTAAGCACAAGAACTATGGAGGATCGTGATGGAACGACTAACATTTGAAGGGAACTTCTGTGACATCGCGCAGTGCCGCGAACTGCCGTGTAAGTATGACGGGAACTGCACGCAGAAGGAGGTATGGGAAAGGCTCAAAGCATATGAAGATTCTAGATTATCCCCGCAGGCGTGCGCCGAGGCACGAGAAATAGAGGAAACACTTTCCGGCTGTGGTTACTCCATCTCACGAATGGTGGATCTGATGAAAGCCGACAAGGACGGGCGCGTCGTGATTCTGCCGTGCAGGCAGGGAGATGAGCTGTGGACATACTGCAATCACCCGGTTAAGCGGGTATATAGTTTTACCGTATCGGACGTGAGCACACTGAACGGGCGGACTGTGCTGAATACGCTAGGTCTCGGGACGATCAGCCCAGAGGACATCGGCAAAACCGTTTTTCTGACCCGCGAAGAAGCCGAGAAGTCTTTGCAGGAAATGGAGGGCGAGGCATGAAGGTAATTCTGGTCGAGAGCGATCTTATTGGCAGACTTGAGACGTTAGTCAACGGTGCTATTGAGAAATTTACGCCGGAACGCGTGGTGGACATTAAGTACAGCTCCGCGATTGATGGCAGATCCCACGAACATTATTACTCCGCGATGGTGATTCTCAAGGATGAGGAGGGCAAGAAGGATGGATGAAAAGAAAATCTTAGGGACAGCACTATCCTTTTATGGATGCGAAATTCAGCAAGTCATCGCAATCGAAGAACTGAGTGAGCTGCAAAAAGAGCTGTGCAAAAGTCTTAGATCAGGAGCTGACAAGCCGCACATTTCTGAAGAAATCGCGGACGTACAAATCATGCTGGAGCAAATGATGATGCTTTACGAGTGCCACGAGGATGTTGCGGTCTGGCGGAAGAAAAAGGTTGCGCGCCTGCATGATCGGCTAATCCGTGATGGGGGTATAGGAGGTGACGACAATGTTTCAGATTGAGCTTTTATCCGGCGGCGTTTTTATAGTGTACGCCGTCGACACGCAGGAGAACATGTTCCTCATTTACCGCGACGGCAACTGGAACTGGATTGGGATGGAAAAGTGCAAGCCGTATTACCTCAAGGTGAGTGAATGGGCCCATAAGCAGTTCATTTTTCCGATGGAAACTGGAGGCGCAAAATGACGCGAAAACGATTTGCAAAGCTCTGCATGGGCGTGCTGGGGATGCCCCGCAACGAGGCAAACCACATTGCCCAGAATCGGAACTCCTACTTTGGCCGGTGGACTTTGTTCAAGATTGGCATTTATCAGGAGTTGGCTGTGCACGCAAGGAGGGGGAAGACGCGCGTTAAAATACGTTGACCAACTGGACGCCGTGGGGCGGGCGGCGATGGAGATCGGCGTGGACGCCGGGATGCAGAAGTCGGCGGATCTGTTTCAGGCGGCGCTGGCGCTCGATGGCTTCGGATCTGAGCGGCTCGAACGGATCGTGCGTCGGGCGGCTGAACTTGGTGCCGAGTTTGACGGTGCGTATGGCTGCGGGCCGGAAGCGGACTGGCTTCAGGAGCGGTTGGACGCAATCCTCCGCAAAGCCTGCGGCGCGCATTTTGTCCCGTTCCGCGAGCGCAACCCGCATATCAGAGAATTCAATTACAAGAAGGTATCACCCCGGCGCAAGAAAAAATGATCTGGACTTGTGGCGCGGCCTGCTGCCATGACGGGCTGCGCAGGGACCGCCGGGAAGATATAAGGGGCTCGGAGCCCGAGCCCCTGACGACAAGGAGGTTATATGGTTTATCAAAAATTTGCGAAGGAAGAACTGTTCCGTAAAATGCAGAAGGCAAATTATATGCGATATGTTTGCCTGCCGCTGCCGAGTCTCGAGCAGATCAGGCACGGGGATCTCATCGTGTTCCAGGAGGTAGACCGAGGTCGGAACCAAACTGGGCGACTGACCGTTGCTGAGATTCTGTCCGCCGCACTGGCAGAATCTGAAAACGGACAACGTATTGTTATGGAGCTGGAACTCAAACATATGCAGGAAGGCGGTGAAGCATGAGCTATCTCGTCTCAATGAAAACGTCCGTCCTTTGCCGCGAGTGTGTTTTTTCAGAACCGCTTGCCAAGCGACGAGGTAGAGCGCCGAAGAGTCTGCCGCAGACAACCATCCGCGAAAAGCTCAATATCCGGCACGCCTATGAGCGGCTTGCGTTCCTGATCGCAGCAAACTTCACCTATTCGGACTGGCTGCTCACGCTCACCTACGACGAGGAGCACAAGCCGCCGAACACATTCGCCGCGCAGAAGCGGGTGAAGCTTTTTAACCGCCAGCTGCGTGAGAGCCGCAAAGCCTTCGGCCGGCCTTACAAATATCTGTACACCACCGAAGGCCGGCACGGAGACAAGCGTCTGCACCACCACATTATTCTCAACCATTATCCCGGCGAGACGGAAGTGCTCCGCAAGCTCTGGCCGGACGGCGATATCAACTGGGAGCCCGTCGGCAAGCTCGGCTTTGTTGGCTTGGCGAAGTATCTGACCAAGGAGCCGATGCAGCACGGACGGGAATATGTGGGCGACCGATTGTGGACGCCATCACGGAACCTTGAAAAACCACGCATCACTGTCGAAAAAGTCCCGGACAACTACCGGCCTGTGCCACCGAAAGAGGCCTTTGACGTAGAGCCCGAGGCGAAGGAAAACAAGTTCGGCAGCTATTATTATGTGGATTACAAGCTTCCCTGGCGAAACAGGGAAAAGCGAAAGGCGTAAGCCTTTAATAACTTGGGTCTTTACTATATCTTACGAGAGGAGCGAACTTTTTTTGCAAAAACAGTTGCATACCGGACAGCCTTGTGCTAAACTTGATTTACAGGGGAACAAGATCGTTTGCCCAAAGTGCGGGCACGCGACGCAGGTCAAGATCTTACCGACGACCGCGCTTGTTGATTTCCCTTTGTTCTGCAAGCATTGCAGACGCGAAACGATCGTGAATATGAGCCAGAACCAGAGCCAGTGCCGTCAGGCCAGAGCCAGAGTCAGCGCCGATTGATTTACCCACAGTGTGGGAGTCGATCGGCGTTTTTGTTTTACATCCGAGGTGATAGCCGGACGGCACAGCGCCGATCTCCCATGCTGGGGGACCGGCGATTTTTTATGCCATGGATTACAAAAGCAAACGCTGGAAAGTCCTCCGCGCTCGTGTGCTGCGTGAGCAGCCGCTGTGCCAGGAAGCGCTGCGGTACGGCAGGCGCGAGGAGGCAGTTACCGCGCATCATGTCTACCCGGTCGAGGATTTTCCGGGCTGGCAGTGGTGCCGCTGGAATCTCATCGCCGTGAGCCAGTCGGCGCACAACAGCTTCCACGATCGCGCGACCGGAAAACTGACCGAACAGGGTCTCGCGTGGCAGCGGCGCATATCCCCCCCTCGATCTGCCCCGCCGCCGTTTTGACAAGAGCAC